TAATCTTTATTGCTCCATCTCCAATGCTGCTCAGCATTGCTGCATCTGGTTCAAATACTGGTTCCCACTTAGGTGTTGTTTTATACACCGCTCTGCGTTTATATGCGAAATTATCTCTTACACATGCAGCTAGATATCCAGCGTTCAAAAAACCTGTTCCAAAGTTTCTTTGCGCCTTTTTCGCATATAGTCTCAACGTCTCGTGGGATGCCTTAATAGCTTCCTGCGAAGATGGATTGTCAGTAACAAACCCGAGATCATCCATAGTCAAACCTGTTTCACCAGCAAATAACGAAGCAAACATTTTGAGCTGGTCGTTATGTGGCTGCATTGACTGCTGTGTAAACTGCCCAAATTTTGGTTCGCTTTCGTTTCGTCCAGATGAACTTGTTATCGCAAACATTGCGGACATTGCCGCACTCCACTTGTCCAATATTTCCGTATCAGGACTGAGTCCTGTCACCCACTTCTGTGGGAAGCTGAAAAACTCTGCTGATATTTCCGAGCGTTTAACAGTTCTTGATGCAGATGCAAGGATAGACATGCATGCACGGCTTATCCTCGACCTTCCAAATGGTCTATCTGCATCAGAGCGATAGATAATCGGAACGAGCAATGGATACGGCGCTGGATTATCATATACTTCTGCGCCTAATTGCTTGTCATAGATAATTGTGCTTTCTGCTGTGAAATATGCTTCTATTTGAGGGATACCATTATCATCCCTCTTCAGCACTGCATAGCCTTCTGTGAGCATATTTGTAACTGGATCTAGTATGCCAGTTGCATCATCCCCATTAATTACTTGCAGTCTTGGGAAGCCCTCTTCATCTGCCGATATATAAATAAATGAGCATGATGCTATCAACGCACCTAAAATTGCGCTGTCAAAAAGAACATCGCTGTTATTCGCCTGGTAAATGCCATTTATGTCAAAGGTATCATCAGCAAATTCTCTGAACACAAGCCTATCAGCAATGCTATCTACTGCTTTCCCGCACCAGCCTAATGTTGACATCATATTCCGTAGCTTTGGCGGAGTTGAAATTCCAAAATCTGGTACATTATGCTTCATGGCATAGTACATGTATCTTGTCTTAACTCTGCCTCTCTTGATTGATAATTTATTTCTTAAATATCCTATGCCTCTATATGCCATTTGATTCTCCTAAAAATTTTTCATTACACCCCCTCGTCTGGGGTTAGCGTGTGTTTTTTTTCGTAGTGACGGCGTGAAGGTCGCGAGCAGGGGGGAGGGAGGGTCCCATGCCCCCTGTGAAATTTGACCAAAAAAATTTTTTATTGTTCAAAAAGTTCTCCAGTCCACGCTTTGAGGTAAAACTCTGTTACCTAATTCTGTCTGCTCTTGTGGTGCAGCTTGATCACTTCTAACAAGCTTATCTGATTTCTGTCTGTTACAAGTCAAGTGAGCTAATTGCAAGTTGTCTATGTCACTTGGATGTCCACCTTTCACAATCGGAATGATGTGGTCTATGCATGCTGACATTGGATCTGGATACTTAAGAGAGAAGTCCACCGGGTGTCCACAGATTGCACACACTGACTGTGTGGCATATACCCTCTTCTTGTTCTTCTCGAACAGCACCCTATGGGGGCCATTTTTATCAGGGCGGGGTATATTTTGCATGACCCCTACTCCTAGACTACCCCGTGCAGGTTTCTCTTGTATATTTTGCTCTCTAACCTCTTGTAATGACTGGTGTTGAGCTTCATTAACATGGGCATCTTTTGCCAATGCAGTAGCTAGTTTTGTTTGCTGTATTTCCTCAATGACCTTCTGAATCTCTAATTTTTTTAATAAATTGTATCCTGCTGTACCTGCTGTTTTACGGCTACATCCATATGCCTTTTGATATGCTTGTGTAGCATTAAAACAATTGCAGTAATATGCGCAAAATAATTTTTGCTTAGATGTAAGAAAATTATTTTGCATAAGATTTTCAGAATCTTCTTTGAGCATTTTCTTTAAGGTCTTTGTTGTAGCCTTTCGCTGTTCTTTTTTCTGCACAACTTTCTTTGATGCGCTAGCTTTCCATTCGCCACGTCTTTTCCATGACCTCAAAGTGTTCTCATTTATTTCTAGCTCTACAGCTATTTCTGATATTGAATAACCGTCGCTATATCTTCTCTTAGCTTCTTTCTTTTTCTCTTCGTTCGTCATCATAATCGCATAATAAATGCGGTAGCTTTCGCCACCGCTTGAACAATATTATCTAAGGAGTTATTCATGGTTTATCTCCACATACACTATAGCATGGGTGCACCATGAATTTTACTGAACTGTTTTGTAATTTTGTTGGTTTGCTATATCTTGTAGTGCTCTCCCATGTAGGATGTATACCCATCGCTCAGTCATATACATTTCTTCCGCGATTGTTTCAAAGGTCTGCATTCTTATGTATCTTCTGCGTAATACCTCTGCATGATCTGCATTCGACAGCTTGTAGATAGCCTCTTCAATCTTAACTCTTTGCTTCCAGAGTTCGTCTCTTAATTTCTTTTGCTTTTCTCTCAAAGTTGCTAGTTTAACAGCTGTATCCTCTGTTATCTTGCTAACACTATCACCGCCCGGCATTCCATCATAGCTTACTGCCTTAACTCCCAGCGTTTGTTCTATATCGAAAATTTGATTATCAAGCTGTGTTATTCGCTCGCCAATTCTCCGATACTCATTCATAAATTCTTTTGCTGTCATGTTTCACCTACCAAAACTAACCACTCTTTACAGAGTGTCTACGCTAACTAGGTCCTCAAAGCTGACCTGCTCTATTTCAGCCATGCGGATATATCCTTCTTGCCTATTAACTATCTTTCCTTTTCGCCACGTCTTTATCCTTGGCACTGGATCTGTGGCTATCATTTGATACTCTTTATGCTCAAGTCCTGTGATTGGATTCTCAAACTTTCTAACTGAATCCTTGTCAAGCTGATATCCCTTAAAGGCTTTAGGTTCATCAAACAGTTTTGCAATGCTCACATATTCTCTCTTGACGATAGGCCTCTTCAGATTTCTGCTTGCTGTCCATCTTCTCTTTGTCGAGTTCTCTGGTTCCCTGAATGTTTGCTGAGTTTCCTTTACCAAATATTCTGCGAGCTCTGTATAGTTGCGCGACCTATCCAGTGTGGATAACCATATGTGGCCTAACTTCCACTGCTTATCTATAATCGAACCATCTATGTAATTCATCACGATGTGATGATGTATTCTTTTGTTTTTGTATTCCGTAACAGCAACGTAATAAAATTCCTTACCTTGCTTTGTATATTCACGTCTCATTCTGTCAATGAACAATGACAGTTGATGTTTAGCCTCTTCAACACTTATTATCTCTGCGTATGTCAGAGTGGTGTGGAAATCTCCAGGAAAGAAGTTCATGTTTAATAATCTAGCTAGTGTCTTAACTGACAAGCGATCATTATATTTCTGCACAGCTTCATTGGTCTTATTCTTTTTTTCTTTTCTGCAACCTTTAGATGCTCTTAATGTCATCCTGATAGCAACATCTATTACAGCTCCAGCTGCACATATCTCTCTGATTACTTTTGACATTTATCTTTCCGTCCTATATATGGCTCTATTATTAATACTCTAATGAACCTTTACTCCGGACTTGCACCGGACTGTTTTCTTCTATATATATATGTAGTTTTTATTTCCTATGGTTATGCAGATGGCCTTGCGACCATCTGCAGATTTATATGATCTGTAGCTTATGTAGTTAAGTTACCTACTATTTTGTGCTCTTTATCCTTATTAAGTTGTTGCTACAGTTTCATATCTCTTATTGCTTCCAGTATTCGTAATATGTCTCTGAATCTTCAACATTTACATAATTCATTAAGTGTTTTCCAATGCTAGCAATTTCGTCTGTATCATATAAATTTTGTATTTGGTAGTTGCCACTCCACGTTTTGACTTTTCCCCTAGCATCTATAAGTGCTTTTGCAACTTCCCATACCGTACTAGTGTTTGGAATTATAATTGAATCTTCCTTGATTCTTTTTAGTTCCTTTAGCCATGCAGCTAGCTGCTCACGCTCTTCTCTGAATCCATCACAACTTATTGCTGCAATTTCCTCTTCACGCTTTATAGCCTCTTCAAGTGTCATTCTCTTTTACCTCCTTAAAATGGTATATCCTCTTCAGTTGCCTCAAAGCCATCTGGCAACTCTTCTTGATAGTTCGGTGCGCTATCGCTATATGCTTCGTCTGGCTGCCTTGGAGTTCCTTGCTGACTACTACCCAGGAACTCTACATTGTTTGCAATTACATCTGTTGTATATACTGTCTGCCCTTCTTTATTCTTGTAGCTGCCTGTTTGAATTCTTCCGTTAACTGCAACTTGTTTTCCTTTATAAAGGTATCTGTCGCAGTTTTCTGCTTGCTTCCCGAATGTTGTTATTCGGATGAAGTCAGCTTGCCTCTCTTTCCCTTGTGCTGTTGGTCTGTCTACCGCAATGCTAAAATGTGTTACTGCAGTTTGATTGCCTGGTGTGTACACTAGCTCTGGATCTCTTGTTAATCTGCCAATCAGTATTACTGAATTCATTTCTTTTCTCCTTTAGAGGTCCACAATAAACATCAAAGATGCTGTTGATAAAAGCGCTGTCATGGTTAATATCTGTTCTTTTATGTGCCCAAACATTTCAATAAATACTGGGAGCACACCTATATAAGCTACTCCAACTACTATTGCAGCTAACACAATTTTCGCTTTCTTTTTTTCTTTGTTTCGTTGAAAATAGTCATGTGTCGCTGCCCCTACGACTACAATTAGCAGTGTTATTATTGGTGTTATCAACATGTTTAACCTCTTTTCTTACTTTCCTTCTCATCTATCATTCTTCTGTTTTATACGGATTTGGTAACGGCATCCATGCAGTCACGCTATTCACGTCATCACCTGTGCCAGATAAATATACGCCATCAGCGTCCTCATCAAAGGAATCCACCCATATGCATATTCCGTCCGTTACAAGAACGTATTCTTCGTATTCTGGCAAATTCTCTACAATGCGCGTATCATCGCGAGAATTAAAATAATTTCTTTCGTCAAGTGCTGGTTTTCTAAATTTTATTTCGTTCCACTCTGGGATTATGTTATACGCTTTCATTGTGTCTCCTTATTCATAGATTCATTTTCTATAGTTACTTACTCTTTTCATTTTCTATTCTTGCCATCGTTCTGTTTAGCTTATAATTCATGATTGGCAGTGTATCGATATTAAATCCTTGCTTGAACTGCATTATCATGACTTCTACATCTGCCATTTCCTCACGAACAGCTCTTATATCATCTCTGGCTATCGCTGTAATTAGTTCTGCCAGTTCTTCCACAAGCTTCTTTGTTTGTGCTTCTTCGCCGTAATGTTCCCAAACCTTACGGCCCATCTCTTGGTTTGCATTTTCGAGATATTCTTTTGTTGTCATCTTCATGGTTAGTTCATCATCCTTTCCGCAGCAGCTGCTGCCTTCTCAAACGTGTCATAGTTTGTATTAAGAATTGCTCCATCCTTATGTATCTTTATCGATTTAGTTTCCCATCTACTTCCGCTCTGTAGTCGGATAGCTCTTTTAACAGTTACTATTGATGCACAGCCTTTTCCGTTCTCAGGCTTGTAGATTGATTCCTTTATGTCGCCTGCATCCGAGATTCTTTCAATCTTCTTTACCCACTTAATTTTCTTCATCTTCTGGTACCGCCTCTTCTATAAGTTGATTCATCAGCTTTGTTCCTGCCTGGAATCCTATTGCTAATGCATCTACTTCTGTTCCCTCCGGGAGTCTCTTCTTCTCAGCTAGGAATTCGCTTGCTAGGAAGTCCATTATTATCTTGTCTTCCATATTGACCTCTTTATTTGTTCAATGTTTCGAGTTCTGTTGTAAGAATCTTCTTCAATGCTCCTTTGAACTTTTCAGCAGCTTCTTTGTCCATCTGGCCAAGCTGATTCATGCACTCATTGAATGTAGTCTGTAAATTATTAACATTAATCCTAAATGCTGTTAGAACTTCTCCGCTTGCTACAGCTGCATTGAGCTTTTCAACCTCAGCTCTAGCCTTTGATAGTTCCTCTTCAGTTTTCATGTTTTCAGCTTTTGCCTGGACCTTTGCTGTAGCGACTGCCTTTTCAACCTCCCTGTCTAATTCAACTCTTGCTTCTTCAAGAGCTTTCTTGACCTCTTCATCATTCTTGCTCTTGATCTGCTTTGCCTTTTCTTTTTCCTTCTTCAGCTTTTCTTTCAGCTCTTCAATCTCTTTATCTCTTTTCTCGAGTTCATCAGAGCTTGCTCCTGGTTCTTGCTTTTCTTGTTCCAGCTCTTTAATTCTGCTTTTTAGTTCAACTATCTCTGTATTCTGAGATTTAAGGTCTGCAATTTCTTCCTTCAGTTCTCTAACAGTCATTTCAGAAATATCATTGTTTTCTACCACCTCTACAGCTACCTCTTCAGGTGCCGCTAAAAGCGCAAACACCTTGGAAATGCTCAAATCCGCAAACGTTTGCGTTTTTGAAAATAGGCTATTTTCTTCTTCACATCTTTTGGCCAGAGACATCATCATCTCTGCTTTTCTTTTGGAAAAATCTAGATGTGATTCACACCATGATTCAAACTCACCATGATTTAATCTATCCTTAATGACTAATAATCTTTGTCCGGCATTAGCTGCAATCATCATTGCGATGTTGCCTATCATCTCCATCTGGTGATATAGTCCATTGACTTCTATCTGTAGCTCTTCTGTTGTTTTATCTACTAGCTCTTTATTAACTTCATACTCTACATTCATTATTTCTGACATTATGCTGCTCCTTTCATTGTGGCTTTATCAGCGTACTTTAATTTCTTCATCATCCTTACTAGCCACTTTTCCACCCATTCTTTAACTTCTTTTTCTGGCAGTCTGTTGCCTTTTCCATAGCACTGCTTTAACTTTCCTTTTTGCAGGTCAATTTCGACAGTTACAAAGGATTCCTCTTCAGCTTCGATTTTCCTTAATACGAATATCGATGTTCCTCCATCTGTTGCTCTTTCATAATAAGAAGCTACGCAGTTACGATTGTTGCGACCTTCTTTGTTGAACTCTGCTCTGTTCCTTAGAGGCCTTATCAGATACTTGCTATCTCTCCAACACATTTTTTCCAATTTTGGCAGAAACTCTTTTTCAAACTTTGATTGTCGTTTTTTATCCGCATCCTTCCTTATCTTGTCCTTCTTAGCTAGATATTCTTCTGATATGCGATCATGTGCTTCTGTAAGGTCCTTTGGATATCTATAGTAATCATTTAATGGATATCCAAGTTCTTCTAACTGTCTTATGTAGTCATCGTATTCTCTCTGGATAGACATACGGCGGATAGTGTCACTAGCTTTTCTCTTTTCTCTCTGCTTGTTGAAATACGTTGCCAGCCTTACAAGATTTTCTGTTTTCCCCTTTTGATAAATTGTACTTATATGAAACTCTTTCATTACTAATTCGATGTGGCTCTTTTTTACTTTTCCGTGATTGACCAGCATCTTATAGGTTGATATGCTAGGCAAGTTGAACATGTCCCAATTCTTAAGTTTCTCTATATCTTGATGTGTTAAACCTAAAAATCCTGGAATTGATTTTGCCCTCCAGTTCGGTCTGATGTACACTGGATACCTTGTAATTTTGCATCTGACTATATCTTCTAATCCTGCTTTCTTAATGAATTCAACTTGTGGATACTTTGCGCAGATTGCAGCTTCTTTGATCATGTAATCTGCAAATCTGATATCAACATCCATGTACTTGAGGAATGTATTTTGTAACTGCTCTGTAGTTACAAGGTTATGTACATAGCCTTTATCTATCAGGTAAATTGAACCATCTTGACATCTCGACCATCCGCCACGATATGCTCCTTGATATGCATACATGAATTGCTCTTCTCTAGATATACACACAATCTGCTCTATGTATATCCGAGTGACGTCCCTCATACTTTCAACTTCTTCTCCGTCATACCTCCAAAATGCGCAGGCTGTTACAAAGTAGATTGTTTCTTCTCTATAGAACATCCATACATATGTTTGGTCACAAATCACTGGATGGCACGTATGAGGCATTGCTACTCTGTTCTCTCCTCTATACGGAACTGAGTCACCTTTTCTTATAGTGTCCATATACTCAAATGTTTCTCCAAATTTAGGACAATGCGCTATTTTCTTAAACCTGTTATAAATAATCGGTTTCTCTAATGTTTCTGTAACTATGTTCTCAAAATCATCCGGATACTCGATATCAACAGGTATGTTCTCTATGTTGCGATATATGTATTCCATGACTTCCTCCTTAAATGAGATCCAGGATATCTACTACCTCCGCATTCTGTGCCTTTGTTTCGTCAATCTCGAAATACTTCAACACCATTCCTCTCACTTCTTCATCTGAGATTGCAGCCATGTTATTAACAGCTTTTTCTTTTGCTTTGTTTCTTATATCGTTTATTAAATCCTTGATGGACTTCTTGCCATCAAGGATCTTGTTTGCTACTTCTTCTGTGGTGCAGTGCTCGTTTACTGTTTCTTCAATAAACGTAGCCAATGCACCTTTTATTTCTAGCGATTCTTCTGTTATCTTCGCTCTTGCTTCGTTGATTCTTTCCATGATTTACTCCTTTGTTAGGACAACTTCTCCACTATGAATACTCTCGTACTCTTTATCTCGTTCAGCTATCCTCTCTTTAATCTGCTCAATAATATTGTTCATTAATTCTCTTGATGATTCGTTTTTTGTTTGTCTTAGGCGGTCTTCGAACTTCGATATCCTTCGTTCATCATCATTGTTAGCGTAGGTTAGTTCGTACATACGAGCTTTGCCGATAGGATCAAATCTGCAATGCCAGTCGTCGTTATACTCACACTTCTTGCAGCACTGATCACATACTGTGCCACGTATTCTACGACACCACCTGAACGCTCGGTTGTCTCCGAGTGTGGGGTGTTCAAAGCCACATACATCACACTCTGATTTAACGCGAAACATTATTTTCTCTTATCGCCTACCGCTACCATAAATGCTAGTGTTAGACAAACGATTGCCGTTACTGTTACTACTGTCCAATTCATCTTGATACCTCCTATAGATAGTTGCGGCCAATCAGCCGCATCCATTCTCTTCTCGCTTGCTGTGCTGTATAGCCTTGCTCTATCAACTCAATTTCATATTGAAGTTGGTAGTGCTGGCGCAATCTCTGATTTTCTCGCTGCGCCCACACGGTGCAGTTTGCATGCAACTCCTCATGATGCTTTCGGCACACATCGACCTGGAATTCATTATCGATACTGATTTGACGATTTGAGCCACCAAATACCTCGTGTCGCTCTGCATAAGGTTTGCCACAATACTTACAAACCCTGTTCGGTTTGTTTTTCCAGCCATTGACTTTTTTCTTTTTCTTTGTTGTCTTTGGTTTAGGAAATGGGCAGTTTTGATAGTAATTGTCCAATTTGCTCATATCATCAACCACACGACCGGGATTGCGAGTGCTATAATCATTCCGATGTCGAATATCAGGAATAACATATTTGCATTTTTATATCTTTCCTCGGTGTACTCATATAGCGCTGCTAGTCCAACTAGCAGCATTGCCATAATTAGCCACCATGAAGCTTTTAACATTTTTCCTCCTACTCGAACTTAATTCTTCCCCATGTATCAGCATCCTGAGTCGCTGACTCTTTGCAGCTAACTATAGGGAGTGCTAGTTCTTCTACTATTGCATCTTCAATCTCTGGAAGTTCTGTTCTAGTTAACTGTTCTTCAGATAGCATGTCTCCGAAATAACGCTTTCTTCTATCGATATCCATATATGCCTCCTAGATTGTCATCTGGTTTGTCTGCTTCTTGGTACGCTTGATGTCTACCTTTCCGGCTACTCCATTGATTTTGATTTCGCTGTTGGCTGCATTAAATTTTGCATTGCTGATAAATCCTGCATGGATCAGTTCGCATGTTGTTTTCACATACCTAAGACTTGTATCATCTAACGGTATGAAGTTTAGATTTCTTGATTGCTCTCCACACAGCATCTCAACATTCTCTTCCATCATGCGATGCCATTTTGCTTCATTCTCACAATCACATGATTCACTAGCGATTCTGTCCGCTTCTTCCTGAGTATCTGCAGACACTAAATGCATCTGTCCACAGTTTTTACATAAACCTTCCATTTCTTTCCTCCTGTTCAATCTCTGCCTTGTACACCATGTATCGATGTATCTCGGTGAGCATTATTGCTATACCGATTAATGCCATGCACATAATTGCCATTTATGACCTCCTTACCTACAACCTGCCGCGTATAGAAATATCCACAACATCGGTATGAATAGTGCAGCTGCAATTGATCCAACTACTGCTATTGGTTCAAAGTCTCCATCTTCGTTAGAAAATATAAACTTGATTGCTTCTATAGTGTTTTTCATCAGTTGTTCCTCCTTTTACTCATCAGTCGCTCTGCTACATCCGCTGCAAGATATTGCTTTTTCTTTCCATCGGTGATGTACTCGCACCCCTCCATTAGAGTCATTACGTAGTCTCTAGATTTTCCTAGATACCTAGCTATGTCAGACTGGCATGGCCAGTTCCCAACTTCCCTTTTTATGTCTCGTACTATTACTTGTTTGTCCATGTCCTTGTCCTTCCTTTGATGTATAATCTTCCTACCAAATACTTTTACGAAAGGAGGTGCTCCATTATGGCAAATCCTATTAAGCCAGGTACCGACAATAAGCCTGCTGGAACTTATGTTGAGGTCGGCCCTAAAGGTGGAAAGGTAAATCATCCTAGAACTGTTCATATTGATCAAGGCGATAGGTTGCCACCCACACAAAAGCCAGGTAATGGTTGGAAGAAAAAGTAATCTTTTTACCGCTCTTTATGAGCGGCTTTTTATTTCAAGTCTTTTTCTAGATATGCAGTAACATCTTCC